CTCGAGCGGCCCGTGGCCGTGGGCGTCGGAGATCGTCGACTGGTAGCGGATGTGCAGGATGTCCGAGGTGACATCCCGCGAGCCGATGTTGTAGACCCGCACGCCGTTCTGCATCTCGACGTTGACCATCCACGGCGGGATGACCCGCATCCTGGCGGGCCATCCCGTGGCGTACCTCGTGAGCGCGAGCACGAACGCCTCGCCGAGCTGGTAGTCCCAGAACACCTGCTTGGCGAACTCCTCCCAGCTCGTGTAGATGCTGCGGTCCGGGTTCAGCAGCCAGTCGGCGTCGAGGTTCGGCGAGGCGCCGACGAGGTAGGGCGGCATCGTCGCCAGTAGCGACGCGTTGAGGTCCAGGCACTTCCACGCGATGTCGGTGAGCGCCGAAGCGCGGCCGTTCCAGTTCGGGGTCGCCCACTCGCCGGGCCAGCCCGACCACGCCGACGGCCGGATGGTGGGCGGCGGGATGCCGGGGATGCCCGGATCGACCTGCACGCCGTTGGGGTCGCCGGGGTTGACGTTCGGCGGGCCGACGGTGCCGGGCGCGGCCTGCGCCGGCGTGTTGTCGTTCGGGGTCTCCGGCGGCTGGATGGCGCGAGTGAAAAGGCCCACCGGAACCGGAGCCTACTCCGGTTGCCTACCGGCAAGCTAGAGAATGGCCGGCGCGGGCGCCGGCCGATGGGCCGCGCCGAGCGCCCATACGAGCGCCCGGATGAGATGGGTCGGCCCTTTCGCCATCAGGAACAGGCCGGTCGGGGATTCCCGTACCACGGCCTGCGCCAGCGCCTGGTCGAGCTGGAACGTCGTCTCGTCGTGCACCAGGCGGCCGGTCATCGCCAGGTCGCGCAGCAGCGCCAGGCCGGTCCGGGTCTCGCTTGACCCGCACGGCTTCGCCCGGCCCCGCCAGCCCTGCGGCAACCGGTCGAGCAGCGACGCCCCGACCAGCAGCACCCGAACCGGCGTCGCGGCGGCCAACTGCTCGAGGTCGGCGATCGCCGAGTCCCAGTCGCCCTTGAGCCAGCCGTCGACCTCCAAGCGCCCGTCATCCGTCCTACGGCAGGCGGCGACCGCGGCACCGAGGCCGTAGTCGTCCTCCAACGCCACGTACAGCGGTGACGCCGCGGTGACCGGCATGGCGAGCTCGGCCCACACCCCGTCGGCGAACAGTGGCTCGGTTGCCCCCGAGGGCTCGGCGAGCTTGCGCGGCCACTGGTTCAGCCACTGCGCCCGGAAGGACTGCTCGGGGTCGGGCTCGTCGGGATCCTCGATCTCGCCGGCCCTGGCGCGCTCGAGCGCCTTGCCGACGAGCCTGCGCCGGCGCGTCGTCCAGTGCGGCGACGCCTGCTGCCACGCCGCGGCGTCGTCCATCTCCGCGCCTTCCGGGGCCGACCACTCGATCAGCAGATCCGAGTCGGGGGCCTCCAGGGCGTTGAGCGCCACCTGGCGGGCCTCGAGCATCAACCTGGTCGCCTTGCGATGCGCGGTCGAGACGAGCACGAGCTGCGGCTGCTCGCGCTCGGCCATCGTCGGGGTCAGGCCCTCGTCGACCGACCCGGCCCGCACCTTCCACGCCTCGTCCACCACGGCCAGCGCGACCGAATAGCCATAGACGGCCTCCTTGGCTCGCAGCAACCAGCGCGACCCGTCTTCGAGCAGCTCGATCTCGACCTGGCCATTGGCCTCCCGAACCCGGTAGTCGTTCTTGCGGCCCTTCGCCCACACCCGCGCCGGGCGCTGGACCTCGAGGCACACCGCCATGTCCTTGCCGGTGTGAAGCACGTCCTGGGGCTCACCGAAGCGCTCGCGCTGGTGCATCCGCCACAGGCACAGCTCGCGCAGCAGCCACGACTTGCCGACCTGCCGCGCGGTGCTCATGGTCGCGGTTTCCCATACGAGCCGGCCGTCGCGGTCGACCTCGAGCAGTCGGGTCGCGACAAGCTGCTGCCACCAGCGCAACGGCCGGTGTTCCCGCGCCTCGGCCCAAGCGCAGAACTCGGCGCCGAGAGACCCGGTGGCCCTCGGGTGCGGGACGGTCATCAGCCGCGGCCACACGGCGTCGGCCGGCATGTCGCGCAGCTCGTCGAGCCACGGCACCGCCCACCGGCGGTCCGATGGATCGAGACCGGAGCGCTCCGGGAGCGACTCGACGCCCGCCAGCGTCGCCCCCGGCCGCCAGGTCCCGTTCGCGACCATCTGGCCGCCGCCGCGGTTGCATGGCTCGCAGCTCGGGACCAGGACGCAACACCCCGAGTCGGGGCGGTGGACGTGCATCGCCAGCGGCGGATTGTGATCGAGCGTCGTGGCCCGGCGCTTGAGGCAGTGGGCGCATGTCAGCGGCGGCCCGGAGCGCAGTCCGGCGAGCTTGCGCTGATACGAGCCGCTATAGCCCGAGGCCGACATGGCCCAAGCCTACGGGGCCGACTTGGGGAGAGAGATCACCACAAGGGGCGCCTCGTGGGGGGGTGGGCAGCTAAAAACCGGGGTGCCGTCATCGCGTTTTGATTTCGTTCGTGGGTTTGTCTCGATGGTGGCACCCCCCACCCCCCACCCCCCCGGTCGGCAGGCATACCCCCGCCCCCCGGTGGGGTACGGCGTGGCCATGAGCAGCGTGGCCGTCGTGGCCCTGGCCCGTGACCTGGCGATCATCGTGGCGGCCGTCGTGTTCGTCATCGACATGGTCTGAGCCGGTCTGCATAGTCGGCGTTATCGGGCATCGGTCAGCCTGCGATAGACCTCACGGATCTCGGCCTCGGTCAGAGTCTCGCGGACCGTGAACCCCGACGGGTGACCACGCAGCGCCTGGGCCACAGCCGCGACGAGGCCCTCGCGGATCGATGGCTCGGCGTGATGCTTGCAGTAGTCGCAGCCGTCGGCGGCGATGTGCGGGCAGCCCTCGGCTCGGCACTCACGCATGGTCTACGGAATCGGCGTTACGCGGTCGACAGAAGGCTCGTTATCGGGCACGGCGCACCAAGATGTTGGGACGAGCGAGGCGCGGCGTGGCGCGCGGGTGCCACTCGATGACCCAGCCCGGCACGCGCACCGTCGCCGCCGTGGTCAGCGGCCACGACCACAGCGTCAGCCCGAGCGGGCCGACGTCCCAATGGCGGGTGATCGGCACCCCGTCGATGCGTGATCGGATCCCGCACCTTCGCTCGATAACCGGCATTACGTTCCCATCCCGAGATACCAGCGGTAGGCGTCCATGTTCAGCCAGAGGATCAGCCCGCCCTGCAGCCGCCAGCAGATCGCGTTGCTGCCCTGCGGGTCGGGGTCGGGGCCGGCGGTGACGACCAGCTCGGCGAACAGCCGCGCGACCTGATGATGCTCCAGAAGCCAGAGCTCGTCCGGCTCGAACACGAGGCGAGTGTCGGGCAGCGCCATCATCGGTCCTCGCCCGGCATTACGTTCCCGTCGCTCACGCCGCCTGCGCCGACGCCACGATCGGGGCCGTCGCGGCGTGGAGCTCGGCGCGGTCGAAGATCAGCCGCTCGCCGTCCTCGGTCACGATCTCGAACATGTTGTCGTTGGTGACGAACAGCGCCGAGTCGGGCTCGGGCGTGTGCTCGAGCCGGCCCGCGTGGTCGAAGGTCAACAGCCCTTCACGCATCTGCATCCTCATCCTCATGTCCGATGGTTGGCCGCGATCCCTCATCCACCGGTTCGATTCCGGTCGTCGCCTCATCGGGGATTGCGAGGTGTTCGGAGCGGGGGTAGCCCCGGTAGCTGAAGCCGTGCACCGAGATCGCCAGCTCGTCGAGCGTCGGCCGGTCCACGTAGGTGCCGGCCGTCGTGTCGACCGAGGCGTGGCCGAGCAGCGCCTGCGCGGCGCGCAGCCCGGCGTGCTTGGCGACGTGGTCGCCGTAGGCGTGGCGCAGCAGGTGCGGGTGTACGTGCGTCGAGAGGCCGGCCCGCTTGCCCACCCCGACGACCATCTCCCACAGCGCCTTGGCGCTCATCGGCTGTTCGACCGCGCGCCACTGCGTGTTGAGCGGCGGGTTGCGCGGCCGGCGCCCGGGCAGCACCCACGTGCCGGGACCCTGCTCGACGATCTCGGCGACGACGTCCTCGAGCTCTGAGAGCACCGGGACCCACCGCTCGCGCCGGCCCTTGGCGATCTCGGGGGTGACGTGCACGAAGCCGACGCGGGCCAGGTGCTCGCCGCGTAGGCCGCGCATTTCCTGTGAGCGCAGCCCGGCGAGCAGGCCGAGGTGGATCGCGCGGCGCTCGCGCTCGGAGCCCATGCTCGCGTCCATGAGCGCCACGATCTCGGTGCGGGTGAGGCGCTGGACGTGGGTCGGCCGGGCGCGTGCCTTGCGGACCTGGCGGGCCGGGTTGTCCGGCCGCACGTCCTCCTCCATCGCCCAGTCGTAGAAGGCCCTGAGCACGGCGTGGGCGTGGCGCTGGGTGTTGGGGTGATCCCACCGGGAGAGGGTGCGCTTGATGTCCGAGCGCCCGACGGTCCGCGGGTCGCGGTTGCCGACGTCCTCGGCGTGCGCGGCGAGCCGGGAGCGGTAGGCGACCTCGGTGCGGTCGGAGTTGATGCGGCCCTCGCGGCGCCAGTCGGCGATGAACGCGTCGATGGCGTCGGTGAACCTCATCGGTCGCGATCCACCGCGTCGGCCATCTGCTCGTCGATGCCGTCGTGGCCGCGCTGAGCGACAGCCTTGGAGGCGCGGTCGACGGGCCTGCGGCCGTGCAGGGCCTGGTAGGCCATGTTGCCCCACACCCCCGACTGCGCATCGCTGATGAGGACCAGCGTGTTGTGCATCGCGAGGGCGTAGGAGGCGATCGACGTATGCCCGGCCCGGCCGGCGCGGGCGGCGAGGTAGTCGAGCTGCGCCTGCGTCATCATCTCAGCGCCTCCCATTCGATGATCTGTCGGCCGATCCATTCGGCGATTTGGGGCACGAGCGCGTTCCCTAACGCTCGCAGTCGGTCCACCCGAGCGGGAATCCCATGAGCCACTCGACCCACGTCGGGTTCAGTGAGCCACCAACCTGGGTCCGCAGGTTCTCCCCGCCGTCCCGGCCGCTGTTGCCCGGTCCGCCCGTTCCGTCGCTCTGGGTCGGGGTGGCCCAGTGAGATCGCGCTGCCGGCGAGGCGATCTCCTCGATGCTCTCCACTTCCCGCGGAACGATCCCTAGAGAGATCTCGACCACCTGCTCCAAGCCCGGCGCCGACCAGTGACCGTCCCCGCCATGTCCCGCCGTCCGTAGTGACTTTGCGCCCACCCGGTTCGCTGCCACCTTGGGGGTAGGCCACGAGCCAGATCCGGTCCCGCCGGTGAGGGGCGCCAAAGGCCGACGCCGGCAGATGGTCCCATTCCGCATCGAACCCGCACGCGGCAAGGTCCGCAAGGACGACGTCGAGTCCTCGAGAAGTGAGAGCTGGGACGTTCTCAACGATGACGTAGCGGGGTTGTAGTTCCCCAATGAGCCTTGCGAACTCCCGCCAAAGACCCGAGCGTTCGCCGGCCAGTCCGGCCCCGCGGCCGGCGAGGCTGATGTCCTGGCAGGGGAATCCGCCGCAGAGGACATCGACGTATGGCACCGGCACGGGCAATGGCCCTTCAACGTCATTGCTACGGCCGATTCCAGGTTCGGGAACCGCTCGTGAGCCTTCTCTATCGCCTCTGGCGTGATCAATGCCGCCATTGCCGTGCAGTTGCGCGGTGTCGGCCACAAGGGCGCGCACGTCGGGATAGCACGGGACTCCGGGCCAGTGCCGGGCAAGGACCCTTCGGCAGTACGGGTCCTGCTCGCATTGCCACACAACGCGCATACCGGCTCGTTCGAGCCCGAGGTCGAGGCCGCCGATACCGGCGAAAAGTGACCCGACGGTGAGCCGCTCATGCATCGCCCTCCTCCATCGCGGCGTCGTACTGGCCGACCTCGAGCCCCTCGCAATCCGGGCAGCGAAGGACACCGTCGGGATCAACAGTGATGGTCGTCGGTCGCGGGCGGCATTCGCAGATCTCCTCGCCGGCCGCGACGGCCAGACGGACGGCGGCGAGAGCGAGCAGGTCGATGCGCTGGGCGCTGCCGTTCGGTGCCGGTCGCTGTTCGGCTGCGGCGGGCCGGAGGCGCATTCGGACCTGCGCGGCGCTGGGCCGGTACTCGCCGGCGGCTTCGAGGATCGCTTTGGCGACGAGGTCGGGGTCCTCGTCGCCAAGCATCCTGGCGTAGGGCGCGAGCTCGCCACCGCCGAGACGCTTCGGCCAGCAGCGCAGCGCGTCGAGGACCGGGCGCCAGCCGAGCTGCTCGATGCGGACCTCGTCGCCCCATTCGCAGGCGGCGAGCAGATCAGTCGATCTCATTCGCCATCACCACCATGCGGCCCTCGCGGGCGGGCGCGCCCGCGTGAAGCACCGGAACTTCGCATGATGATGGTGTCTTTTAGGAACTGTTGGGAAACTGCGAACAGAACCTCGAGCGCCTGTGGAAACCATGTGAACGTTTGCGGTAGAACACCGGCGCCGCGAGGCGCCGGGGTCGCGCGCGCGCCCGCGAGACACGCTGTCAAGTTCTTATCCATTCCAGTCTTTGACACCGTGTCAAGCTAGGTGCCGGCCGGGTCGTAGAAGGCGTCATCGGACGGGATGTCCGACTCGCCGGTGGGCACGAACCCCGAGCGGAACAGGTCGATGAGCTTGGACGCCTGACCCGAGCGCAGCTCGCGCATCCAGCCCGCCTTCAGCTCGACGTCCTCGAGGCCCACGTGGTTGAGGGCGGCGCGGAGCTGGGGCGGCTTGAGGCCCTCGCGCATGGCGCGCTGGAGCAGGCCCTTGAGGTAGCCGTACTGGGCCTCGGTGATCGGGTCGAGCACCGGGTCGGGAGCCCGCTTGGGGACGTCCTCCGTGCCTTCTGCGGGACGTTCCGGGGACTCCGTAACCCCGGCGTCACTTTCGGCCTCAACGACGTCAGGCGGCTCGATTTCGACGGCGTCTGAAGCGAGCTCCTCGGCGGCGTACACCGAGCCGACGAACAGGTCCGGGCAATGCATCCGGGCGCCATTGGTCATCGCCCTGGCGAAGTACATGTTGCGCGGGTAGCGCTGGTAGTTCGCCCCGCCGAGGCCGGCGCGCTTGGCGTCCGCGGGCCCGAACTCCGAGACCGGCATCAGGATCTTGCCGTTGCGGCTGAAGACGATCGCGCACCCGGAGTCGTCCCAGCGCTTGATGGCGTAGTCGTAGACGCCCGAGCGCCGGACGAGCGCGGCGACCGCGCCGGCCGACAGCGTGACCTCGCCCTTGATGATGTCGATGCCGCGCATCGAGGCGATCGGCCCGAGGCCGAGCTCGGCGCCGGCCATGATCTTCACCGCCGCCTGGGCGGCCTCCTTGGCGTCGGCGAAGTAGTCCGAGGCCGCGACGAGCGCGCCGAGGTCGCGGACTGCGGCCGGGTCGACGGTCCGGTTGACCGGGATGAGATCGGCGGTCACTGACAGCTCCATTCGCCGCCGCGGCCAACGGCGTGCATCCAGGCGGCGGCGAGCGCGGACCACTTCGCCGACCAGATCGAGCGACGGGCGTATGGGGTCGTCCTCCAGGTCGACGGGATGAACTGGAACAGGCCCGAGCTACCGCTCGAGGCGTTATAGGCGCGGGGGTTGAAGCGGCTCTCGCACCACGCTTTGCGCCTGAGCATCCCCTCGGAGACCCGCCAGCGCATCGCGGCGCGGTGGATGCACGCGCCGACCGAGCCGTTGTTGCAGCGGTGGCCGGCGACGCGTTCGTCGCAGGCGTGCGTGTTGCAGCCGTGCGGCAGCGCGATCGCGGCGACGGCGAGGACTAGGGTCAAGGTGTCTCCTCCTCGTGGTAGGCGGGCCAGAGCCAGTCGGGCGCGCCGGCGTGGCCGTTGCGGGCGGCGAGCAGGCCGCGGAGGCGGTCAAGCTCGGCCTCTACGTGCCGGCGCTCACGCCGCTCGAGCACGGCCAGCAGCACGGCGAAGACCGCGAGCAGCAGCGGGACGAGCTCGGCGCCGTTCACGCCACGGCCCTGGCCGGCGGTTCGTCACCGGCCCGGACCCAGCCGAGCTGAACACGAATGCGGCGGTAGGTCCTCAGCGCCGGCTCGGTCTCGCCGCGCCGCCAGCGCCGGACCTGCCGCTCGCTGGTCGCGAGGAAGCGCGCCATCTCGTCGTTCGTCCAGCCCCGGCGGACGATCTCGTCGTCGAATGCCTGCGCGAACCCAATCCGAATGTCTTGGACTTGACCGGACATTGTTTAGACATTACAGTGCGGGCCTGCCCATGTCAATCAATGTCCGGTCAATGGGATGGACGCGGCGCGACATTGCCGCCACTTTCCAGCGCATGCTCCAAGACCGCTACCGGCGCGCCGGCGACGAGGTCCGGCGCCTCCGACTAGCGCGAGGGCTCAGCCAGGAGGAGCTCGCCCACCGCGCCGGCATGTCGACGAAGACCGTGGCGCGCATCGAGAAGGGCGGCGAGCACGAGCATCGCGGCTCGACCTACCGGCGCCTGGCCGAGGCGCTCGAGGTTCCGCCCGAGCGCCTGCTCAGCATCATCTTCAGCGAAGACGACGACGAGCCGCACGGGCTAATGTCCGGTCATTCCGATGCCGATACGAACAGCAGATGAGAACTCTCGTGATCGCCCTGCTCACCATCGTCGCCCTCGCCGTGCCCGCCGCGGCGCAGGCCGCGGCGCCCGGCCCCTACCGCACCGACAACCAGGCCGAGCGGTTCCTCGAGACGCGGCTCCCCGCATGGGCGGGCGTCAACCTGCACCCGGCCGCCAACCCGGCGGACGAGTTCGGCATCGCCCGCGTCGTCCCGACGCCCCTTGTGTCGTGCCTCAACGGCGCCTTCTCGGCCCGCGAGAAGCGCACCAAGCGGCACGTCCGCTCCCGCACCAACCGCGCCGGCGAGGACACCTTCCGCAGCTTCTCGTGCAGCCTGTCCGCCTACTCCGACACGGATGGCGACGGCCAGGTCACCTACAGCGACGACGAGCGCACGTTCCATCTCTACTTGCAGACGCGCCCGCACGGCCGCTGGGTCGTGCTGGCCGACCGCTAGAGCATCCCGGAGACCGCGAGGAGCACGATCGCGGCGACCACCATCCCGCAGCAGGTCAGGCAGACGAGCAGGATGAGGGCCTCGCCGGGTTTCACCCCGGCAGGATCGCAACGACGCAGGCGGCAACGAACACGCGCTGCTCGGGGTTGCGGCCGTGCAGCTCGACCTGCATGGGCGTCGAGCCGGGTGGGCATACGGGGCCGGGGGCGCCCGGCGGCCCGACCGGGCCGACGGGACCGGTGGGGCCGGGAACGCCGGCCGGTCCGGGCCGCCCCCGGCGTCCCCGGCGTCCCCGGCGGCCGCGGGGACCACGTCGGCCGCGGGTGCCATCCTTGCCCGCAGCGCCGCGAGCGCTTTGTACGCCCTGTGCGCCGGCGGGTCCCTGCGGCCCGGTTGGACCCGCCGGCCCGCGGGCGCCCGGTGTGCCCGCAGACCCGCGAGAGCCCTTCGCTCCCGCGCTCCCCGGTGCTCCCCGAGCGCCGGGGTCACCCGACAGCCCCGGCGGCCCTACGGGGCCACGAGGGCCGCGTGGGCCGGTGTCGCCGGCGACAACGAGCGCGGTCGCCCCGGACAGGCTGCCCATCGCGGCGCAGTACAGGACGACGAGCCATGCGGTCTTACGGCCCACGAAGCCGGGCTACCTCGGCTCGGCAGTCCTCGAGCTGCGCCCTGGTCTCCTCCCAAATCTCATGCTGGACCTCCACCACGCCCCGCAGGTCGCCGCGGGCGAGCTTCCATATCCCGAGGACGATCCCGACGGCGCCGAGGGCGCTAGTCAGGTACGGCAGGACGTCCTGGATCATCGCCCGACGCGGGCGACCGCGCCGTCCGCTGCTCCTCGACCGTGACGGCGAGCTCGATGAGCTGCATCTGCTTCTCAAGGCGTTCGCGCTGCTCGTCGGTCATCTGCGCGTCAGATCCCTTCTCGGCCATGCGACCCTCCTAGTCGGGGAAGTCGACGAGGCCGAACCCGGTCGACCAGTAGCCCCAGCCGCGGTTCTTCTTCGCGACCTCGCCGCCGTTCCACTGCGAGCCGCCCGAGCTTGACGTGTTGCCCTCGATCGTCAGTCCGGCGTCCGCGTCGTAGACGACCCCGGTGTGGTCCGAGCCGATGAAGCAGTGGTCGCCGGCCCGCAGCTTGGACGGGTCGTTCGTCCAGCCGCGGTAGATCCCGGAGCCCTGCTTGGCAAGCTGGACGTTGTTGTAGACGCCGGCGGTGCCCGAGCCCTTGACGCCGTTGTCCCACGCCGAGCAGACGGCGAAGCAGGCGCACCACGGGACGCCGTCGTCGCCGTAGACGCGCTCCTGCCACTTGCTCGGCTGCGGTTGGCCCTTGTTCGAGCCGTCGGGGTTCTCGTGCACCCCGATGAAGGACTCCAGCCAGCGCTTGCAGTCCGAGCGCGACCCACCGCCGTCGGGCTCGTCCGAGATCACCTGGCCGTACTTGTTGTGGGTCTTCTCGTACTGCTCCCAGTACGTGCCGTAATGCGTGGCGATGCAGAGGTTTTCGTAGCGGAGCTCGCGCTCGGCCTCGTTCCAGCCCTCGTCCTCGCCGAGGTGCCACACCTGCTTGCGGCGGGCGACGAGCCAGTCCGAGTTGGCGGTCTTGCGTTTCTTCTGAGCGTCGTCGGCCGACTTGCCGTCGCCGCCGAGCATGAGGTAGCCCTCGCGCTCCTCGATGTAGGACTTCTCGGTGGGGGTGCAACCGTTTGCGGGCAGCGTGTATTCGTGCTTGGCGGTCGCCTGGTTCAGCGATTCGTCGGACAGCGTCTGGTAGCGGGCGGCGCGGTTGTTGACGTCCCAGCCGGCGCCGCCCGAGCAGTTCTTCTTGCCCTCGGCGCAGCGCCAGATCTCCTTGCGTTGGTTGACGAGCCAGTGTCGGGCGTCGAGCTTGCGGTGGTCCTGGGCGTCGGTGAAGCCGTCCCAGTCGGCGATCGCCCGCAGCGTGCCGTACTCGTCGAAGTAGTGCTGCTCGGTCTCGGTGAGGTCCGAGTAGCTCATCAGCCGACTCGGACGGGGGTGATCGCCAGCGAACGGTTGGGGAAGTTCGCGGTGCCGCCGGCCGCCTTGAAGTGGACGGTCACCAGGGCGCCGGCGGCGATCGTGTACATGCGTTCGATCCCGAGCGTGTACTGGGCGGTCACCCCCGTCGAGGTGAGGACCGCGGCGTCATCGTCGGTCGGGGCCGCCGCCCCGTTCTTGACGGCGGCGTAAGCGACGACACCGGCCTGTGCCCCGTACCCGTAGATCATGAGCCGCACGTCGTAGACGCCGGCGAGCGGGACGGCGACCTGCGGCCCGTCGATCGCGACGTACGTGGTGCTCGCGGTCGCGGCCGCCGACACTTGGCGAGCCCACAGCGGCGGGCCGCCGACGCATTCCCATTTGAAGGACCCGCCCGCAGCGGCCCGGTAGCGCAGGTGCCAGATGACGCCGTTGGCGGCGTCGGCCTGGTAGTAGCACTCCTGCCCGTCGGCGGGGGAGCCGGGCAGGCTCGTGACGAGCGGCGGCCGGGTGAGCGCGGGCATCCCGTCGAGCTTGACGGCGAGGGCCTGCATGTCGCGGGGGATGTCGGCGGTGTCCGCGGCGACCGGGTACGGGAGGGCGTAGTTCGGGGTGGTGCTGGGCATTCGTGTCTCCTAGGTGCCGTAGGCGACGAACGAGAATCCGGCCGAAACGGCCGGCGTGCCGGTCGGCCCGAACGTGCGGACGACGAAGTTCGTCGGGTTGAGCTGGTCGGCGACGAGGTCGACGGCGCTGGTGTTGATCGCGGTGGCGACGACCGCGACGAGCCCGAACCCGGCGGCCAGGTTGACGAGCACGATCCCGGTCCCGGACGGCGTGACGGTGAACCCTGTGCCGGCGACGATCGCCTGCGCGGAGCTGACGCGGCCGTAGACGACCTTGAGGGCGGCCGCCGGGGTCTGCCAGCTCGCGGCATAGTCGGTCGAGCTCGTCTTGGTCAGGACCTGCCCGCTGGTGCCGCCGGTGGGGACGCCGAGGCCGGCCGGCCCCTGCGCGCCCGTGGCGCCGGGGACGCCGGGGGCGCCGGGGTCGCCCTTCGGCCCCTGGCTGCCGGTCGCGCCGGCCGGGCCCTGCGAGCCGGTGCTCCCGGTGTCGCCCTTCGGTCCCTGCGGGCCGGTTGTGCCGGTCGTACCGGTGTCGCCCTTCGGGCCCTGCGGGCCCTGGGACCCGGTCGCGCCGGTGGGGCCGGCGGGGCCTTGCGGGCCGGCGGGGCCGGGGGTGCCGCCGCCGCCGCCGAGGGCGAGCAGCCGGCCGGGCCACGCGAGCATGTAGGCGGCCTTGCCGGCGGCGGGAGCGGGGGCGGTGGGGACCTCGATCGTCTGCCCGCCGAGACTGACGACGCTGTAGCGCGGGTTGCTCGGGGCGGCGCCGGTGTAGGCGCCGACCACCATCCGGGCCGCGTCGCCGGGGGCGGTGATGTCGCGCAGGACGGCAGCGAGCGAGCGGGTCGCCGGGGTGCTCACGCCGTCGCCTCCTGAAGCTCCGCGGGCTTCTGCTCGGCGGTGGGCGTGAAGTGGGTGCGGGTGACGATCGCCTGCGCGTCCGTCGACAGGCTGATCGTGGTCGCGTCGATGAGGTGGGTTTCGGTGCGGCCGTCGGGGAACTCGACGGTGATCGTGTCGCCGGCCTCCAGGGCGGGGTTGGGAGCACTGGTGAGCTCGAGCGACCGCGTCTGCTTCAGCCGCAGGTTCAGGAGGCTCTGCGCGGCGGCGAGGGCTTCGCCGGTGGTGGTGACGGTCGTTGAGTCGGCGATCATGGCGACGTGCCCGAACGGGCCGCCCCACCGGATCGGTGACGTGGGATCGTCGAACGTCGCCAGGGCGGACACCGGCGGCAGGTCGGATTGCGCCTGGCCCTTGACCACGACGCCGTTGTAGACGCCGGTGCGGTCGAGGCTCTCGCGGGCGTCGACCATGACCCCGAGCTCGCCGGAGTCGACGGTCCACACGACGGGGTCGGTGTCCTGTGGCTTGCGGTTGAAGACGAAGTCGCCGTTGGCGTTGAAGTACGTCTCGGCGCCGTAGGACTGCTCGAGCTGCGTCAGGGCCTCGTCGCGCCCGGCGGTCCAGGTGATGTCGCCGAGGGTGCCGGCCGGCATGTACGGCGTCAGGTAGCCGATGCTCGACCCGAAGACGCCGGCGACGACGTTGACGGCGGCCCCGTGCGGGGTCTGCCCGATGGCGGCGAACGGTGCGGTGAACGGCTCGTCGCGGACCTGCGCCATTCGGTCTGAGAGCTCGAGGGTCGCGGCGGTTTCCAGGGTGCCCCAGTTGACGGACTCCACGCGCAGCCGGCCGAGGAGGATGAGCTCGGTGCTGCCGTCGGCGTACCTGAGTCCGCGGACGAGGGCGTAGCCGCCCAAGGGGAGCTCGCGGACGTCGACACCGAGGTTCAGCGCGGCGTCGAGCGACCACGGGATGCGAACCGACCCGCTGCGGCGGTTCTGGGCGGTGCGGTCGATCGTGACGCTGCCGGACTCAACCGGGACGCTGATCGCCTCGGCGTCCGTCCGGCCGGGGAACACGAGGTCGACCGCGGCGGCGATGACGTGGCTGTCGCGCAGCGAGGCGAGGAAATGCGGGGACGCGGGCCTCATACGTCGTCGGGCAGCCAGGGGACGACGTCCGACGGCGCCGAGCCGGTCCAGTCGTACAGGACGGCGTCGTAGTTCACCCGTCCGGCCTTCAGGGCGGTGTAGGTCGCGAACGTCGCCTTGACGTGGCTGTAGGTCGCGACGCCGATCGGCGCGTACAGGCCGGGGTCGGGGCGCTGGACCTGGCGGCCGGCGACGACGAACCGCCGGTCGGGCAGCGTACCGTCGGCGACGAGCCGCTGCTCGTGGAAGCCGAGGACGGCGAAGTACAGGTTGCCGATGCCGTCCTGCGGCGGCGTGCGGAGCAGGACGGGAACGCCGTTTCCAAGGATCTTGCGGGCCTGGTCGCGCTCGTCGAGGGATTCGGTGAGGACACTCAGCTCGAAGGCGGGGGTGTGAGCGACGTCGCTTGAGACGATCGGGGCGCGCCGGGCGATGACCTCATGCGCGGTCGCGGGAACCGGGTGGTCGAGGTCGGGCAGCGACTCGATCGCGATCAGCATCGTGTTCGCGGCGCGGGCGATGTCGGTCAGCCACGTGTCCGCGCAGCCGGCGGACGGGACGGTGATGGTGGCGGTCTGCGTGTCGATCACGCCGCCGGCCGCGTTCTCGGCGGTGGCGGTGTAGGTCAAGGGGACGCCGATCGGCGCCTCGAAGTCGCGGGCGATGATCGCGCCCGGCACGGCGGGGGCGTCGAACCAGTTGCGGACGGTCGCCGGAGTGCCGGACGGGCCGGTCCTGGTGATCGTGACGGTAGCCGTGGCGGCGGGTGCCGTGTAGTCCAGGCGGACGTTCTTGACGTCGGGCTCGACTGTCGCGGTGAGCGCCATCAGCCCGCCAGCAGCGCTCGGGCGAGGCCGGTGTTCGCGTCGACGATCTCGGTGCGAACGAGGCTCGTGAGCTCCTGGTCGCCGATGAAGACCCGGACGTGAACGTCACCGCCGAAGCCGCCGGCGCCGAGCGGGACGACGGCCTCGGGGCCGGCCTCGCCGATGACGGCCAGCGTCGGGCCGGTGACGATGCCGCCCTTGGCGAGGTGCGGGAGGTTCGGGCCGCCCCAGCCGCCGAAGATCTTCTTCTTGCCGATCTTGATCGCCGGGATGTGGAAGCGGTTGATGGTGTCGATGACCGCGTTCAGCGCGCCCCTGATGGCGTCGGTGACCATGCCGACGATCCCCGAGATGCCGTTCGACACGCCCTCCTTGATGGCGCGGCCGACCTGGAGCGCCTTGCTGCCGGCGCTGCCGATGAAGTCGTCGACGGCGTTGACGGCGCCGGAGACGCGGTCGCGGACCTCGGTGTAGATGCCGGTGACGCCGTCGATGAAGCCGTGGAAGATTCTCTTGCCGACGCTGAGCGCGGCGTTGTAGACGGAGGTCGCGAGGCTGATGACGCCGTCGCGGACGTCGCGGATGCGGTCGGCGACCCAGCCGGCGACCCCGCTGATGCCGTCGCGGATGCCGCCGAGGATCGCCTTGCCGACGGCGAGGGCGGCGGCGCCGATCGTGTTGACCCAGCCGCGGATCATCCCGAGCACCACGGTGATGGCGTCGCCGACGAGTTTCTTTACGTCCTGCCATGCCTGCGACCAGTTGCCCTTGAGGATGTCGATGACGATCTTGATGACGTCGCCGACGACCTTCATGACGTTCTTGATGTTGGTGCCGACCGCGCTGATGACCGGCGAGATCAGCGGCCAGTTGTCGATGACGATCCCGACGACCGTCTTGAGCAGACTCCACAGTTGCGAGAGGACGGGCTCGACGACCTTCCACATGGCGTTGAACGCAGCGGAGATCTCGGGCCAGTGATCGCGCAGCCAGGTGATCGCCTGCTGCACGATCGGGATGACCTTGGCGACGAGGTCGCCGGCGAAGTTCGAGAAGGATTCCTTGAGGATCGAGATCTGGCCGGGCAGCGTCTTGCCGGCCGCGGTCGCCGATCCGCCGAACTCCTTGTTGACCTCGCCGAGGATGATCTTCTGCGCGCCGAGGGCGTCCCCGGACTCCTGCAGCTTCTTGATCATCTCCTTCTGCGAATCGGTGAACGTCACCCCGGAGCGGGCGAGCTTCGTGACCCCCTTCTCCGGGTCGTTCAAGGCCTTGCCGAGCTGCATCGACGCGGACTTCATGTCCGTGCCCATCGCCACCGACATGTCCAGGGCGGCCTTGGTGGTCTGGTCGAAGACGTCGTTGCCCTTGCCCGCCTCGTTGCGGATGTTCGTGAACGTGAGCAGCAGGTTCTCGCCGGACTGGATCGCCTCGTCGTCGACCCCGGACTTCTTCATGAGCTGCTCGGCCAGCTTGCCGACGTGGCCGGCCGTGACGTTCGCGGCCTTGCCCGTCGACTTGAGGACGCTTTCGGTCTGCGCGGTCACCTTCGATGCTTCGGCGAACTCGTCGATGCCGATCTTCACCGACGCCGTCAGGGCGCCGAGGCCGGCGGCGCCGGCCGCGAGCGCGCCGCCCTTCGCCAGGCCCTTCAGTTTCGAGCCGAACCCCTCGGCGTGCCCTTGGGCCTTGCGGAACCCGGCCGCCAGGTCGCCGGTGTTCGCGACGAAGTCAACGACGATGCTGGGGTTCGCCATCGGCTACCCCCGGCGCGCCCGGCGCGCCCGGCGCGCCTGGCGCTTGGCCTCGCGGTTCTCGTCCTCGATGTAGCGCCAGAACGCGGCGAGCTCGGCGGGCTCGAGCTCGTCGACCTGGCGCGGCGTCATGCGCCAGTACCGGCAGAAGACGGCGAGGTTGTGGCCGGCCGCCCGTTCGTAGGGTCCGGTGCCTCGTCCTCCATCGAGAAGGCGAGGACGATGTCGTCCATCTGCTCCCAGTCGAGCTCGTGGCCGAGCCTGCGCAGCTTCAGCCAGCCGAACACGACGAACTTGTCATCGGAGTCCTCGTCGCCGAGGATCTGCGACAAGGAGAGGCCGGTGTGCTCGCGGATCAGCCTGAGCTCGCGGGGCGTGAACCGCGGGCTGGCGATCTCGGCCTTCGTGAGGACGACCTCGTCGGGGACGGTCAGCGTGGTGTCGGCCACCGTGCTCCCTTGATCTCCGATGTGGCGGCGGTCTCGCAGTGCTTGATGAACGCCCGCTCGGTTCGCTTGGCGGTCGGGTACTCGTAGCGGCCGCGGCGTACTCGCTTGCGTCCGCGGGTGCCGCCGAACTCGATCCAGCCGGCGTACGGCAGGCCGGCGCCCATCTCGACCCGGCCGACCTTGCCGCGCATCACGTCGCGGACGGAGGCGCGCAGCGCGCCGGAGCGGACAGGCACCCGTGAGCGAACCGTCGCGGCAGTCTGCTCCGCGCTGACCCGGACGGCGTCCTGAACGGTCGCCCGTTCGATGTCCGCGAACAGCACGCGGGTCCCGGCGGACAGCTGCTTGACGCCGCGGATCTTGATGTCGACGCCGTCGGGCATCTACGGGGTCGGGACGATGTTCTTCTCGGGCTCGCCGACGACCGACCATTCGAGCTCGACGGTCGAGGCGTCACCGGCGTCGCCGTTGATCGGCGACCACGGCTGCGGGATCGCCTCACCCGTCCATTCGGGGTTGGTCGCGGACACCGGCTGGTCGCGGTAGCCGGCGACCCGGAACGTCGCCGGGCTGCCGTCGGCCTTGTAGGCGGTCCAGACCGCGTCGAGGGCGGCCTCCGTTGCTTCGGGGTCGAACGACTGATACAGCGTCGCGACCAGCGACCACTTGATGACGCCGGGGTAGTCCCGGCTGCCGCAGAACGTGTCGAGCGTCGTGATCGACACGTCCGGTGAGAGCTCGACGTGGTTGGCGACGCAGGCCAGCTCGACGTCGCCGATCATCAGCGAGGCGTTGGTCAGGATCAGCGGGGTCGGTTCGGCAACGGGCGCGGTCATGCGGTGCTCCTAGATGGCGGTGGGGACGGCGTAGACGACGTCGGCGGCG